GAAGATTTTATAATGTTAAGAGATGGTGCTTGGGAACCTGATGAAAAATCATGTAATGCAAGTATAGACAATGTTCAAGATGTAATAAATATCATAGAAAATGAGTAAACCAACAGAATCATGGATAGGTCAATATGCTGCTTTTAATGATGCATTGAAGTATATGCATGCTAGATCAGTAGGTGAAGAAAAGTCTATTTATACACCATGGCCAAAATTTAATGATGCTACAACTGATGGTTTAGAATGGAATACATTAACTGTTGTTGGTGGAAGACCTGGTTCAGGTAAAACACTTATTAAAGATCAAATCATAAGAGAATCTTTTGCTTTAAATCCCAATGATGATTTTAGAGTATTAGAATTTCAATATGAGATGGTTGGTAGAACCTCAGCAATTAGAGAATTTTCATCAGTCACTGGTAAAACTTATAAAGAGTTATGTAGTGCAGGAAGTTTAGTTACTGCTGATGTACTTAATACTTGTCATCAGTATGCTAAACAAAGAGTTAAGCATCCTGTAGATATTGTTAGTACCCCAATGACTGTAAATCAAATGCGTGAGCAAATTGATATGTATATGCATCAACATAAAGGCAAGAAGACTATTATTACTTTAGATCACACAATGTTAGTAAAAAGAGCACCTTATCAAAATAATTCATTAGATATGTTATTTGAATTAGGTGAGTTCTTTACACAATGTAAGCGTGATTATCCTTGTTTATTTATTGCATTATCACAACTCAATAGAAATATTGATAATCCTGAAAGAGCAATAGATGGTAAGTATGGTAATTATATTCTTGAATCAGATATATTTGGTTCAGATGCAATGCTACAACATGCTGATACCTTAATTGGTATTAACAGACCGGCAAAGCAAAAAATTAGATTTTATGGCCCAGATAGATATATCATTGAAGATGATAAAACTATAGTATTACATTTTCTTAAAGCAAGAAATGGTGACACTAGAATGAGTTTCTTTAAAGCTAAGTTTGAATCAATGCAGATTGAAGAAATGCCAACACCTGGAGTTCAAGAAAGAAGATAAATAATATGATAAATACTAAAAATTTAAATAAAACAAAAAATATGGCAATAACACCTGATGAACGTAAAACCAAGGTAAATGCATTAAGAGAAGAGCATGAAGATTACTTCCAAACCAATGGGATAATCAATGCATTATACATTCCTAAGATGGCTTACAGGCCAACTGGCAAAGATGAATTATATGTTAGTTTCTTCCCAAGTGAATTTGAGAAGAATGAAGACATCTATACTGAATTTGTAAGTATAAATTATGATACAGAGGATCCAAAAAGAACTCTATATCTTCATAAACACAATCCTCATTGGAAGGAAGAGTATGAATTAATTGAATCAAGTACTGGATTTATTAGACACATAATCCCGGTTAATGAATTAAAGATCATAAATGATGTAACAAATAGAGGTAAACTTATCCATGACTTTGCTAATCCAGATCTACCAGATCCTGATAAGAAAGAAGTACCAGGTTTAGTTGAAGCTTTAGTTGAAATTAATAAGACACTTAAATCAATTCAATTAACATTAAATAGTATCCTTAATAAATAAATAAATATGGCACAAAGTGTATTAATCATTGCTGACTCAGGTACAGGCAAATCAACATCAATCAGACATCTAAATCCTGATGAAACTTTTGTAATCAACATTGCAAATAAACCACTACCTTTTAAAGGTTGGAAAGGAATGTATACTGCAATTTCAAAAGACAATCCAAAAGGTAATTTAGCATCATCATCTTCTGCAGCAGGAGTTATTAAAGCTATTTTACATGTTAATGAAAAAATGCCGCACATCAAAACATTAGTTGTAGATGATTGGCAGTATATGAGTTCTTTTGAATATTTTGATAGAGCTAATGAAAAAGGTTATGAAAAATTTACACAAATTGCAGCAAACTTAGCTCAAGTAGCTAAACTACCTAAAGATTTGAGAGATGATCTAACTGTATTCTTTTTGACACACTCAGAAGATTCAACTGATATTAATGGGAATAGAAAAATTAAGGCAAAAACAATTGGTAAAATGATTGATAATGCATTAACTTTGGAAGGTCTATTTTCCATTGTCTTATTTGGTAAAGTAAGTAAAAATGATGATGGTGAACTTATCTATGGTTTTGATACACAAAACAATGGAGAGAACACATGTAAATCACCCCAAGGAATGTTTGAGGACATCTTTATCCCAAACAATTTGCAATTTGTAAAAGATTGCATCAAAAAATATGAAGAATAATAAATAAAAATCAATTAATTAAAAAAAAACTATGTTAAGTACTAAAGGAATGTCAGCCGCTTCAGGCAAAGAAAAACCAGTAATTGGGACGGGAAACCACAAAGTAAAAATCAATTCAATTAGTTTTGATAAAACCCCTTATGATGAAAATTCATACAACATTATGTTGCATGTAGAATCAGAGCCAGTAACGGGAGATTTTCAAGGATTTTTGAAAGATATGAATAATCCTAATGGACCGCGTTATAAAGGTCAAGTGGGTAGAGTAAGATATTCACCATATCCATATAAAGACACTGTATTACCCAACGGTAAAGAAATCAGCAGAGATACAGAAGTACAAAGAGCAATGATATTTTTAGCTGAAGCTTTAGATAAAAGAACAGAATTAGATAATATTGAAGCTAATACAATTGAAGATTTCATGGCAAAGTGTAATACATTACTATCTGGCCCTGAATATGTAAATGTTTGCCTTGGTGCCCGTGAATGGGAAAATGCTGAGGGATATGTGAATAATGATCTTTACTTACCTAAAATTAGTAAAGACGGTGTTTCTATAGAAGCATTGAATGTTGAAAATTCTAAGTTGTTAATTTTTGACAGCAATAATGTTAATCATTTGAGAAAAGTAGAGAAAAAAAATTCACCTACAACAGATAAATTTGAACCTAGTTCAGCTGCTTCTGGTGATGATTTTGATTTATAATAACTAACATAACTGTGGGGCTGGCTGTAATATGCCAGTCCCATTTTTATTTATATTCTCAATATGTTTAACACAAAAAATTTAGTATTAGAAGAAACAGATGTTCCAAGCTATTGGGTGTTTCAATATTATTTAAACTTATCAAAACCCCTAACGGGTCAGGATGTGAAGATTAAATCAATCTTTAACCCTAATGACAAAACTCCTAGCTTTTGTGTATACGTAGATAAATCTATAGGTATGTATAAGTTTAAGGATTTTTCAACTGGTAAAAACGGTAACAAAATAGACTTAGTTAAACTTATGTTTGATTTGGAATATAGAGATGCCGTTAGAAAAATAGTAGAAGATTACAACTCTTATGTTAAAACAACTGATTTTGAACAAGTATCTTTTAAAGTTCAGGCAAAATGGGAAATTGATTTTGTCAATACAAGACAATGGACTGAAAATGATGGTAGATATTGGTTAAATTTTAGAATAGGGTCTAACCTATTAAAAGAATATAATGTAAAACCTATTGAGTATTACAATTTAATTAAACAAGAAGAAGGTGAAGTTAGAAAATTAAAAATTGAAGGACATTCTATTTATGGATATTTTGATAAAAATGATGAGTTGTATAAAATATATCAACCATTAAGTAAACACAAATTCCACAAAGTAAAATCATACCTTCAAGGATTTGATCAATTAACTTACACTCAACCTTATTTAGTAATTTGTTCATCATTGAAAGATGTCTTATGTCTTAAAAGTATTGGTTATAACATTGAAGTATTAGCACCAGACAGTGAAAATACAATAATTAAGCCCCATGTTATTGAGCACTTAAAAAAGAAGTATAAAAAAATAATCACATTCTTTGACAATGATACTGCAGGTAGTTTAGCAATTGATAAGTATAAGACCTTATATAATCTAGATGGCTTTGCATTACCTTTGTCTAAAGATATTAGTGATTCTATGCGTGAACATGGTTTTGATATTGTACATCAAACATTAAAGCCTTTACTTAAAGAAATTTTAAACAGATAAAAAAATGAAATGGTTCATACCGGGCTCAGTCCCAAGTAGTAAAAATGGTAGAAGATGGACCGGCAAGTATTTTATAGCAAGTAAAACTGTTGTAAATTATAGAAAAATAGCTAAAGATTATTATGCGCAGTATGCAGAAGAGTTTAAAGCTGAGTTGGCCAAACATCAACAACCCGTAAGTATTCAATTTACATTTATCAGAGGCAGTAAACACAAGTTTGATTATATTAATCCCGCGCAGACAGTGCAAGATGATATGGTTACATTTGGTTGGATTGAAGATGATAATGCTGATTGTATATTACCTGTATTTGTAGAATACAAATATGATAAACTTAACCCTGGAGTAATTATAGAAATTTTACCAGATGGCAAGAATAACAGCTAAAGAGTTTTTCTCATTACGTGAGATGTTTATGGGTCTAGATGAAGACTTTGAATTAGCTTTAGAAAACTACAAAAATTTAAATTTTAATGACAAACCTGTTTTAGACTTATTATTTACTAAATCAATGTTGTTTGATAAAAGAAAACGTTTTGTAAAAGCTATTGATAAAAGTTATACATCTGAAGAATTGATTGGTAAAAACATTAACTCTGTAGTAAAACAGTTTGGAGACTATGTTATTTACAAAAAAATATTATTAAAAATATTAGTTCCAGAAAAATGATAAATATACAAGATGGTGTTGCAAGAACCACCAAAACTTTAATTTTAGATGAGCCCTTTTATGGGCTTTTTTTAATTGGTATAAATAAACAATTCAGTGACCGTATACCTACAGCAGGTGTAAGTAAACATGGAATTGGAATGCAGTTAACAATTAACCCTAATTTCTTCACTGAGCTAAGTGAATTACATAGAGTTGGATTGATTAAGCATGAATTATTACACATAGCATTTGGACATTTATTAATGAGAGATCTTTATCCTGATCACAAGTTATTTAACATAGCTGCAGATCTAGAGATTAATCAATATATTAGTTCAAACATGTTACCAGACGGTGGATTATTACTAAGTAGTTTTCCTGAATTAAATCTTCCTATAAAAGCAGGAACAAAAGTCTATTACAATTTATTAGAACAAGCCAAAGAAGATGGAACATCTCCTTCATTAGATTCATTAATGGATCAAATGGATGGTGAATCAGAGTATTGCCATTCTACATGGGAGGAGTTTGATGATTTATCTGAAGCTGATAAAAAACTTGTTCAAAAACAAATAGACCATCAGTTAAAAGAAGCTGCTGAACAAACTCAAAAAAAACAAGGAAATGTTCCCGGTGAGTTAAGTGAATTGATTGCAAAGTTATTTCACATTGAGCCAGCTAAATTTGATTGGAAAGCTTACTTGAGAAGATTTGTTGGAAACTCATCTGTAGTATACACTAAAAAGCTGAGACGTAAATACAATAAAAGATATGCTGAAAACCCAGGATTGAAGATTAAATTTAAAAATCACATCCTTGTTGGTATTGATACATCTGGATCTGTAAATACTAAAGAGCTTAAAGAGTTTTATAATGAGTTATGTCACATGAGTAAAACAGGACACAAAATTACTGTTGCGCAGTGTGATACATCACTTAGAACTGTAGAAGAGTTTAATCCAAAAAAAGATTGGGCCATACACGGTAGAGGTGGAACAAGTTTCCAACCTGTAATTGACCACTATAATGAAAAAAAGTGTTATACAGCACTTATATACTTGACAGATGGTGAGGCTTATACTCCATCAGGTTGTCCAAACAATGCCTTATGGGTATTGAGTAGTATATCCACTATGAATGATGAACTTCCTGGTAAGGTTATTAAACTAAACTAATTATGGGAAGATATTATAATGGAGATATTGAAGGCAAGTTTGTCTTTGGTTCTCAAAGTAGTGCTGCTGCAGATAGATTTGGTGTAACAGGACAAACACCAGGTTACTTAGAGTATTATTATGATGAAACTAATTTGGATGACCTGGAAACAGAACTTAAGGAAATAGAAAATTCATTTAAAGAATATAAAATTCCTTTATTAGCTTATTATGATTTATTTGGTGTAAATGATGATGTTGAAATAACATTTGAAGAATATATCAAAAAAGGTAATCTTAAAGCTATGGATAATAAAAAACAAAGTGATTTTAATGACTATAGAATAGGTAGAAAAATTCTTGATTGTATCAAGGAATATGGAGAATGTAGTTTTACCGCTGAATGTTGTCCAGATCCTAAGAATTATAAATAAAAAAACAATTAAAAAAAATGGCACAAGTAAATTTAAATGTAACTGAGTTAAAAGGATTTGTAAATCACATAATTACAAACAACAGATTTTTGCAAGAACAAGGTAAGAATTCTGTATCAGTAGAGGTAGTTGGTGAGTCAGGTATTGGTAAAACATCTACCATTGTTGAACTGGCAAAGGAAAATGATTTAAACTTTGTAAAGTTAAACCTAGCACAGATAGAAGAGTTGGGTGATCTAGTGGGTTTTCCTGTTAGACAATTCCAAATGTATAAAGAGACAAGAGTTTCAGAACCAAAAATAGATGATTTATCCTATACTGCAGCACAAAGAACAGCTGCATCATCAGACATTGCTAAAATACAAGCACCAGTGACTAAAAAAGTTGGTTTATGGGTTGATGAACTTGCTGTACAAGAGTATCTAAAAAATGGATACAAAATGACAGGTAAGAACAGGATGTCTTATTGTCCACCGGAGTGGATTGCTGATAAAAAAGAAGGTGGTATACTTCTTTTAGACGATTGGAACCGCGCAGATACCCGCTTCATCCAGGCAGTAATGGAGTTAATAGATAGACAAACCTATATCTCTTGGACTTTACCAAAAGATTGGCATATTATATTAACAGCAAACCCAGATAATGGTGAGTATATGGTAAATTCAGTAGATGCTGCACAAAAGACCAGATATGTTACAGCAAACCTTAAGTTTGATGTTAATGTATGGGCGCAATGGGCAGAAGAAGCAGGTATTGACTCAAGATGTATCAACTTCTTGTTGTTACACCCGGAGTTAGTTACACTAGAAACAAATGCAAGATCTATCACAACATTTTTCAATGCTATATCTAGTTTTGATAATTTTGAAGATAACTTATCATTAATCCAAATGATTGGTGAAGGTTCTGTAGGAGATGCTTTTGCTTCTATGTTTACTACATTTATTAATAATAAACTGGACAAACTGGTAACACCTAAAGATTTGTTAACTCATGATAATGAATCATATATCTTAGGTGAGCTAAGAGGTTGTATTGGTAAAGATGATACATACCGCGCAGACATTGCTGCTACATTAGCAACAAGGTTAGCTAACTACTCAGTTGTTTACAGTAAAGAAAACACTGTAAACCAAAAACTTACTGATAGATTAATTGCACTTTGTACTAAAGACTATTTTACTAGTGATCTTAAGTATTTAATTGTACGTACAATCTTTAGTGGTAACAAACAGAAGTTTAACAAAATGATGATGAATCCTGATATCATCAAAATGACAATGAAATAAAATGGCAAGTAAATCAGTTTATCAATCATATGATACTGGTGCTTTGAATCATTTTGGATTAGATAGTGCCCCATATTATGGGGTGCTGTCATCCAATCTGGTAGAAGAAGTATTAGTCACTCAAGATGAAACAACATTTGAACAAATAAAAAATATATTAACGGACAGTACTGAAGATAGTACAACTTTTAAAACTAAAAAGAAAGCTTTTGTTTTGCCCAAGTGTAGTATTTCATTAGACAGAATTAAATATGCTTTAAAAGAACACGGTATAACTGTAACCAATGATTATAAGTTAGCTGATTTAATTATTACCCATGATGATATCTATGAAAGATTTGAAAGTGGAGAAAATATTAAGTCAACTATATTAATGTCTAAGTTATGGAACTATCAAACTCTTGAAGAAACAAATGGTGAAGTCTTAGCTGTAGATGCTTATGCGGGAGATGTAATTTATGATGGTAATTTAGCTAGCAAAGTAAGATATTATAATTGTACTACAGGTGACTCATTATATGATGAATGGATGATTACTGGTATGGCTGTTAATCTTGCTCATAAAATTGATGCAGGATTAGTTGGAACAATTGATGCAGATACAGTAATTTATGAATCAGCTAATAAACAAATTTTAGATGAAACATTATTAGAAGATCTGCAAAAGTATTTAAGATCTCCTAATGATGAAGATAGGGCCATAGCCGCAAAAGTTATTCCTACAATTAATTACTTACAAAATTATCATTTATTATGGCAGTTTGCTCAAAATGCAGAACATTATATGTATCACTTTAATAGAGACAAAGATGTACAGTATTGGTTAAAACAATCTAACTTCATTAGATTCTCTAGAAAGAGTGCGCATGATATGATTCTTTGGTTAGAAAAAAATGAAAAGCTTGATTCAGTTAGTTTTAAGTATTTAGAACCAACTGTAAGAAAAGAAATCTATATTACCAACAGAGACTTGTATGTATTTAAAGTGCAAGTAAAACCAGAATATTTAAAATATTTAAAATAAAATGAAAAAAAAACATTATATATTAGACATAACCGTTTCAGCTGAAAATTCAATCTGGTCAAACGGAAAGCAAAGATTGGGTATTGGATCTTTTACTTTAAAAGAAAATGGTTATTACTTTGGTAGATCTAAAAACTGGTATCCTGATGAAGATGAGCTTGATTTATTAGGTATAATTACTTCAGATAAAGCAATTGATTTGCAAGATAAAAAAATATACAGATATCCAAATTTAGAATTACCCAGACAAAAAGTAGATTTGCTTAAAACAAAATTTAATGTGAAAATCATTAGAGATGCTGAATTAGCAGATATCCACATTGTGTCAGATAAATTAATTACAAATTTGCTAACACTTGATTGGGGTAAATCATTGAAGTATGTTCAAATGTTTGAAATATTTAAAACTTTGAAAGAAAATGATGATTTAACTGAGACTGGTTTAGATAAATGCAGAGAAATTCTATCTACAGTAGAAGAAGATGCATATGTACGCATTCAAGTTGCTACAGATTTCAGGTCTACATCATCTATAGCAGATGATATTAATAATAAAATCTCAGATTTTGATCATGATGGTTCTAGAGATATGGTTGTCAGACATGATAATGTAGCTTTATATGATTACTTGTGTAATACAACAGCATTGATTGTAAAGGATGTTGAAATCAATAAGATTATATCAGAAGATTTAGCTGTAATAAGTGAAGATCAATTTGATCAGGTATCTAAAATGATTCAAAGTGAAGACAAAGACAATAGAACTTTAGCTGTAGAAATGTTGGCTAATTGTAATGTTGAAGAATCTTTTGACATAGTTAGTTATTTATTCTTTTGGTATTATGATTGGTTCAAAGACACCAGCAACTGGAATAGCATCAATCTAAAAACACTACGTAAAAGACTTGATAAGTTTTCTGGTAGTAAAGACAACAACCGTCAGTGGGCTTATGATAAGTATGTACAGTTATTAGAAGAAGAAAATAAATTAACAGATTTTATTGTTAAAAAAACAATTCAAAAGATGTATGATTCTGTAATTAAAAACACATTTGGTTGTAAAAACAATGTATTTTCAATAGACATTGATTCCATATACTTAGTAGACAAATATAAAAACTCAATAATAGAAAAAAAAGAATGTATAGAGATTTAATAAAAGAAGAAAAGTTTTATGTAAATAAAAACTTCAAGTTTAGTTATTCCTCATTGAATAAACTATTGTTTTCACCATCCTTGTTTTACAAGGATTATATTTTAGAAGACCGTGAGATTAAAACTGATAAGCATTTAGTTGAAGGTAAATTGATTCACTGCCTTTTATTTGAGGAAAATAAGCTTAATGATAAGTTTAACATTTTACCCGGTAAGCTTCCGGCAGATAGTAATATCAAAGTATTGAATGCATTGTATAACATCACAAGTAACCGTGAGTCAACTTTATTAAGTCAAGAACCTACATTTCAACAAGAAATATTACAGGTATTGATTGATCAAAACTTATACCAGTCACTTAAGTTAGATGACGCTAGGTTAGAGAAGATTCAAAATGCAGACAATGAGTCTTATTGGGATTATTTAAAAAATAGTAGCAAAGATGCTGTTGATGGAGATACTCTAGCAAAATGCAGAGATCAAGCTGAGAACATTAAAAGCAATAAAGATGTAATGTCTTTGTTTGAAGATGTTCAAACTGATTTTGAGTTAGATCCCGTTGAAACACATACAGAGAAATACTTAACATCTGATTTATTAGACAAACCTTTTGGCCTTCATGGTTATTTGGATTACTACAAAATTAATCACTCTACAAAAGAAGTAACAATTTGTGATCTCAAGACAACAGGTAAAACTATTTCAGACTTCAAAGAAACCATTGATTTTTATAATTATTGGTTACAAGCAGCTATATATTGCAAATTAGTTTTTGCAAATTTGTCTGAAAATGAACAAGAGTATAATATTTTGTTTAAATTTGTTGTAGTAGATAAGTACAAACAAGTATATGTTTTTGATGTAACAGATGAAACATTGAACGGTTGGGCTAGTGCATTAGAAGATGTTATTGAAAGAGCTAGTTATCATTATACAAAAAAAAATTACTCATTACCTTATGATTTCCTTTTGGGAAATGTTAAATTATAAGTATGAAGGGTGTATACACTGATTATTTTCAAAAAAGTAAAGTATTTCTTTATCCTTTGCTGAGGTTTAAATCCGGTTTATTATTTGTTCCCACGCAGACTTATGTCTGCTGGGAGCATTTAATTACAAAAGATGAAAATAAGTTTTTGTGTGAGTACAATGTAGGTATAAACGAAAAGTTTGAATTGTTTTGCAATTCATATCTTAAAAAGCACCCGTTGTTTTATGAATATGTACAGCTTGATGAAAATAAACATTTATTTATTTTTGACTTTAACCAATACAAATCAGATTTTAAAAGATTTCTTGATGGTAAGTATTCTAAGTTTAGTTTAGATACAAAAATCACAATTTTAGACTTTTTTGGAAATAAAGGTAACATTTCAGAATACATAAGTTTGTTTTTATCTCCTGATTCAGCACATGAACTTTATGCAAAGGCCCTAAATGTTTCATTAGAACAAATTGAAGATGTTTTTGAAGTTTGTAGTATCCCAGATTTAAAGAAAGAAACTCTTTACTTTAAAAAAAATGAACTATTTTGTAAAAAAATTAAAAATAGTTCTGTATCTTTGAAAAATTAAAATTAACAATATGTCACAAACAATTGGGCAAAACATGATGTTGGTAACATCTAGTTTTAGAAATGCCAAATCTTTTACCTTGATTCCAGTGAGCAATGACTCACCATATGTTGAAGCTATGTATGACCCAGCGTCAGGCATTTTAGCTGTTATTAGTAAAGTGATGAAACAATCTTATCACATGGTTGCAAAACTAGATGAAGATGGTCAACCAATGAGATTAAAGAATCCTAATCCTCAAACTGGTAAAACAGTTAAAGAAGAAAGAAGATTAGTTGATACCTTTTCTGAGTTCTATTTATCTGATGCTTTGGATATTGAACAATTCATTCATTTGTTTGCTATTAATGCTGCAACTTTTGATTATAAAGCATTTTTTGTTGAATTGAAAGAAACAAAAAAATCCAATATCATATTGCAAGCATAATTTAATAAGTCATTAATTTAAGAAAAAAGATGTATTAACTTATGTCTTTTTTTTTGCTTAAAAAATAAAACATGCTAGAAAAAGCAATAAATTATTTAAAAATGTATGAGTAAAAAACACTGGGTCCACGACTATGAAACCCTTCAAAATTGTTTTACAGGTGTATTTGAAGATTATAAGACCATGGAAACAAAAGTCTTTGTTATTCATGACCTGCAAAATGATTTAGATAAGTTTGTAAGTTTTTTAAATACAAATATAGCCAATAAAGAATGGCATATATCTTATAATGGTTTAGCTTTTGATGCTCAAATAACACATTTTATATTAGATAATCATAATGATTGGTTAGATTTTACGGGTTGTGAAATTGCAAGTATTATTTATAAATGTGCACAAAAAGCTATACAAAAAAGCAATAAAAAAGAATTTGCTGATTATCCTCAATGGAAAATGTCAATTGGTCAAATAGATATCTTTAAAATGCATCACTGGGATAACCCGGCCAAGCGTTCTAGTTTAAAATGGATCCAATATAGCATGGATTGGGATAACATTCTTGAAATGCCTATTCACCATGAATCAGCAATAACTACAAGAGAGGAAATTGATACAATATTAGAATACTGTATTAATGATGTAAGGTCAACTAAGGAAATATATAACAGATCAAAATCACAGATAGGATTAAGAAAAGAATTGACTAAAAGATATGGTATTAATTTATTTAGTGCATCTGAACCAAGAATCAGCAAAGAGCTGTTTGGATATTATTTATCTGAAAAACTAAATATTCCTAAAAAAGAATTAAAGAATATGAGGACCCATAGAGATATCATAAAAATCAAAGATATCATTCTACCTTATATCAACTTTAGTTCTGTTGAGTTTAGTACTTTACTACAAAGATTTAAGGCATTAGAAATAAATGGAAAGAATCTTAAAGGTAGTTTTAAGTACAGTTTGAACTATAAAGATGTTAAAACTGACTTTGGTTTAGGTGGTGTGCATGGTGCAAGAAAAAAAGGTGTTTATGAAAGCACTGAAGATATGATTATAATGTCTTCAGATGTTACCAGTTTTTATCCTAATCTTGCAATCAGAAATAAATGGTCTCCGGGACACTTTCCTGTTGATGCATTTTGTGATCAATATGAATGGTTCTTTGAAGAGCGTAAGAAGATCCCTAAGAGCAATCCAATGAACTATGTATACAAGATTATACTTAACTCTACTTTTGGTCTTAGCAATGATGAAAACAGCTTTTTTTATGATCCTGAGTTGTGTATGAAGATTACAATTAATGGCCAGTTAACTTTAATGATGCTTTATGAGCAAATCATGGAAAGAATTCCCGGTGCAGTAGCATTATTACATAATACAGATGGTGTTGAGACATTAATACCCAGAAAGTACTATGATGAGTATATGCTTATTTGTAAAGAATGGGAAGAAACTACCAATTTGTCTTTAGAACATGATCAATACCAAAAATTGGTACTTGGAGATGTAAACAATTACATTGGTATCAATGACTACAAAGAAGTTGACATTACTAAATGGAGAGCAATTAAACAATCTGATCCACATTATTTATTTAAAGTAGAAAATGATAAGTTTAGTTATGCTGCTGTAAAATTAAAAGGTAGATTTGATTTTCATAATCTGCAGTTGCATAAAAACAAATCAAAGTTGGTTATACCAAAAGCAATTTATCAGTATTTTGTACACAATGTTCTTCCTGAAGAATACTTGGAACAAAACAAAAATATACTTGATTATTGTATTGGTAGTAAGTCAAATGGAGATTGGAAATGTGTGGCCAGATCAATCAAGCAAGGTGCCTTTGTAGAAGATGAGCTTCAAAAAATTAATAGATATTATATATCTAAGACTGGAGTTAAGATTATAAAGGTAAACAGAGTTGATAAAAGAGAAATACAACTGGAGGCTGGTAAATGGATACAAGCAATCTTTAACAAAATGAAGATGGAACCCAAATGGGAAACATACAATATTGATAAAGGTTATTATATCCAGGCCATTGAGAATGAAATAAATAACATTCTAACTGTATCATCAAATCAATTGAGATTATTTTAAGATTATGAATAAAGCACTGGATAAAAAAATAGAAGATGTTATGACCAGCATATATACTGAATTGTATGCTGTGTCAGAACCATCTGTAAGTTGGAATTATTTACTTGAATCTGCTGAATTAAATGAGCAAGGTCAAAAAATTATCCCATATATGGAAATAAGAAAAAAATTAAAAGAAGGTTCTTCAGGTAGAAGTTTGTCTAAAGAATATAATATGAGTGAAGGAATGATTTCATTAATAAAAAATAATAAATACTGGATATGATACTAGGAATAAACGGAAAAATAGGCTCAGGTAAAGACACAGTTGGTAAAATTATTCAACATCTTACATCAGAATGGGAAGATGAAGAATTTCAAGACACAGACATGCTTGATGTAAGAAGTAATTGGGAAATCAAAAAGTTTGCGGGCAAACTAAAACAAATTGCTTCAATCCTTACAGGTATCCCTGTAGAAAACTTTGAAGACCAAGAATTTAAAAAACTTGACATGTCTCCTGAATGGGGTATGACATACAGAGAGTTTTTACAAAAGCTTGGTACAGAAGCAATGCGTGAAGGATTACATACAAATGTATGGGTGAATGCTTTGATGGCTGACTATATTACAGAATCATTTAGGTCTGATAAAAAAACTAACTGGATTATTACAGACGTGAGATTTCCTAATGAAATGGAAGCTATTGTAGAGAAAGGTGGAATTACTATTAGAGTGGTTAGACCCGGAACTGTAGTTGGAGAACATCCTAGTGAAACAAGTTTATATAGTGCAGAATTTGACTATACAATAGTAAATGATTCTACAATAGAAGAACTTGTAAAAAAAGTTAGAGACATTCTTGTACTAGAAAAACTGATATGAACTCATATAAATTAAATGGAATAGCCGGACATGCTTGTAGGGCAGCTATATGTGAATCTTTAAAAATCAGACATGTTGATATTTACGAAGCACTTTGGAGACCTTATCAATTAAAAGAAAAGAAAAAAAAACATGGATTATTTTGAATTAGAAGCCGTTGTAGAACAATGGGCCGCAGACAAAGGTATTTTAGAGAAAGCCACACCAATGGCTCAAGCACTAAAAACATTAGAAGAATGTACAGAATTATGTACAGCTATCAACAAAAATGATAGACCTGAGATTATTGATGCTATTGGGGACATTATGGTTACATTGATTATTCAAGCAAAAATGCAAGGATTAACCTTGGAGGAATGCCTTGAGTCAGCATACAATGTGATTAGTAAAAGAACTGGTAAAATGATTGATGGACAATTTGTAAAAAACAGTTAAATTGTTAAATGCATTAATATAAAAAATTATGAATATATTTAAAAGAACAAAAAAATACACAGAAAAAGATTTAATATCTTTTGGAAATCACTTACTATCTAATGATAGATATCACAGCTTTAAAAAGACTAAAAGTTCTATTCCTTTAAGAGAAAGATTATCTAAAGTACATCAGTCTGATATAACTAATTGGAAAGATTTATGAAAATAGTAACATATTTTTTGTTTATCTAAATATTCATTGTATATTTACACCTTAAAAGTTTAAAACATGGGTTATAACAAACCAAAAGAAACAACTAGGAATTACCTAGAAAACGCAGCCTTACCAAATTACGGTAAAAGTTATACAGTTATATCACACAAACAAGTGATAGATAACACAAAACAACTCCTGGAAGATAGTGGTTTTATTATCCAAAAGGAATTATATAGAGCAAATATGAATGCCAATGTAGCACAAGGCATATATCATATCTTACCAATCAACACTGTTGATCCTACTATTATGGAGGAAAAAGAGTTAGGGATGATGTTTGCCTGGACAAATTCTTATGATAAGAGCACACGTTTTCAATGCGCAATAGGTGCATATGTCACGGTTTGCTATAATGGTATGGTGGCCGGTGATATGATGAACTTTAAAAGAAAGCACACGGGTTCTGCTGATCATGATATTAGAATGCAAATTTCTAATCAGATCAAGAATGGTGAGAAGTATTACAAACGCATCCTTAATGATAGAGATGCAATGAGAAATACTAAATTATCATTACAAGAGCAAGCTGAGATTGCGGGAAGGCTTTACATTAATGAAGATGTTCTTGATGCATCACAAATGTCTTGTGTAAAAGCTGAGTTAAAAAAACCAACATATGATTATCAATGTGATCAGGAAAATGCTTGGACATTTTATAACCACGTTACACATGCATTGAAAAAAGCTCATCCAAGAGATTGGTTATCTGATAGTCAAAACTTTCATGATTTTATGACGGCTAAAGTTTTATCAAAAATGAACATTACAATGAATGATACATTAGATTTATCCAATTTTGATACAACTAAAGACGCAAGTTTAGATATTACCATGCAAGAATGGAATGAACATGCTGTTGAAATTGATGAAGATGTCACACCTTCAAGGTTAGTACAGGATGCTTATTTAATGAAAGATTAATTATGTTGATTTTGTTAGCGGCTATATTTGCATTTATATGCTTTTATTTGTGCATAACAAATGATCCTAATAATCATGGGTAAACCAACAGGGGGTGAGTAAAATCATCCCCTTTACCTTTTAAAAGATGAGTATAACAACAGAAGAAAAAGCAAAAGAAATTTTTATTAAACTGGGAGAGTCTGATGGAAAAAAACATATATTACAATGTTTATATCTAGTAGATTTAGATTTTAAACTATCTGAACACTGGAATGAAATTTTGAATGCTTTTTATATATTAACTAAAAAACAAAAATAAAACTATGAAAAAAACTACAATATATGTACCATTATATCAATCTAAGTTAACTATAATATTAGACAAAAACTTGTCATATATAGAAAAAAAATATGGGACAACATCTTTGTCTGATTATGGAGCAGTTACAATGCGGGTTCCCAATAAGTTTGGTGAGTATGTTATGGCTTTTGAATATACAGACGGGACAATAATAGCCCACGAAACAGTGCATTTAAAGAACCATATCTATGAAGACTGCGGTATGGAATTAGATAAAGTTAATGATGAACCTGAAGCATATTTAATGGGTTGGTTATTTAAAGAAATAGAAACATTTTTAAAAAAAAATAAACAATAAAACCCATTAAAAAATTGGGTATAATAACTATTATATTAGCCATTATACCCAATTATAAAATGCGTTATATAACAGACAAAATTAACTGATTTGTGCGTTATAATAGTCATCACTCCTTTACAGGAATGGGGGTTCCTACAGGATAAGGAGCACCAACTTTAGCTGCTGTAATTGATTTCATTCCTGACTTAACAGGAACTGCTTTACGTAATGGTACAGCTGCTTCATTTAAGGGCCCATAGCATCTAGCTAATACAATACCTGTTGAGGTTGTATCAAACACTACTGCAGGCATACAAAACATATTACTTTCACTTGTAGATGCTGAATCAGTATTTATTATAAATGATCTATTAGTTGGAGGTAACAATTCCCATTGTTTACTTTCTGGATTGAATTGAGGAACGCTATCATTAGAATCAAAATACCAAAACAAAGACCATACAGTACTATCTGTTCCATCAGGTGTATTGAAATTGTTTCTTACATTAAAATCACCCCAAGTTCCACCGCTACCATACATAGCTAAGTTAGAAATTGAAGGACCATCTAATACAGGACAAATAGCACAACCCTCATCATAGGTTACACCCTGAATAACAATCTTCTTACCTGTTGGCACTGCACCAGATGCGCCACAAAAAGCAAACTTACCTTTGTGTATTCTTAATACACCATTTTCTTTTGCATCAACATCATCTTGTTGTTTTGCGCAGCTAAATAACATTGTAACTGTAACTAGTAATAATAATAGTTTTTTCATAATTAGTATTATTTTGTTTTTTTGTATGTTCCTTTTTTCATTTGTAATTTTTTTAATGTAGTAGGAACATCTTTTTTAGAAATAATTTTTGATTTACTACTTGTAACTCTAAATCCGGTTTTATCACCATCTCCTTCTACAGTTTTTAGTTTATAATTATTTATTCCTTTAGAATAACCTGTAGTATCAATTGATTGTGTTTTATATTCAAAAGGTTCAAGTAAACCACCTGCAGTAGTTCTTTTTTTAGTTGTTTTAAATATACCCATTCCAGGTCTAGTACCTTTTATAGTTTCAACACCTTGTTGTGCTCTATCCATTGAACCAGATGGTACAAAACTAGGATTAGGTGCAACTTTACTTTTCATTTTGTTAGGATTTAACTCATCACTTGTTCTTGACTGAGTGCTTCCACCTATTTGATATTTTTTCATATTATTTATATATAAAGTGCAGCTAAAGTTACCGAAGTAGTTGCTGTACAAGTTATTGTTATTAATCCCATTGTATCATTAAAGGCACCTGTTTCAAATGGACCTAAAAATCCTGATTGACCTGCAGGTAATACTAAACTTGCAGTTTGCTTAATAAGTTTCCCTAATACAGGATCTATGAATATAGTAACTACTGGTACTACATTTGCAGTTATAGTAACACCACTTCCATTCTTAACATGAAAATATTGTATGCCTGTATTAACAAGTTTGTCTCCGCCAACTGATGCTGCAGAGTAAGTAGGAATTAATCCTGACTGTAAAATTTTTTGTGCTACTATAGTTGCCATAATTATTTTTTATGTGAACAATAACCACTTTTAAAAGCTGGTGATTGAACAGGTTCTTTTGCTCTAGTACTAGATCTTGGAATGTTTATTCCATCCTTTGCTTTTTTAATACTCCTTAATGCTTGAACTTGATTCTTTTTTTGTTGAATAGCTGCGGGTATAGAAGTTGGATTATAATATCCATTTGTTGTTTCTCTTTGGTATTTTGCTCCTTGTATAGGAAAAGAAATACCTGTTTTTGGATTTTTCATTTTATTTTCTTTTAGTTATTACTTTTTTAACTGTCCTTTTTCTAGGAGCTGACATAACACTTCCCCCATTAGCCAATGTTTGTAATCTTTTGGCTTCTATACTAGCTGCTTTTTTAACATCTCTCATTAAAGATGTATTATTTTTAATTTCTTCAGCTCTTTGTAAGGTGCTCAATGCAGATTGAATTTGCCATTTGCGTTCTTCTGCTTTACTTTCTTTATTTATCATAATTTTCATTTTTATTGGTTGTTATTTAAATTTTCTGAATTTTTTTTACCCCAAATTTTATCTATAGAAGCTAGTCCCAAACATCCAAATGCCAACATTGCAACTGCATTAATTAATACGGGAGACGGGTCTATTGTTTTTGGAGTAAATTGATTTACAATAAGTGTAAAAGACAAACAAAGACCTGATATAATACCAACAAATCTTTTTGATGAAGGAACACCCCTTTCATCTTCAAGTAAACCTTTAATCCAATTTGTTTTTTTCTTATTTTCCATAATTATGGTATTAAAGTACTTTGAATACCACCACTATTGCTTACAGTTACTTCCCATAAACTACCATCAGGTGCGGTTAATACAACTTTTGATGCATGATTTAATGTAACTTCTGTTCCGGATTCACTTATTGATACACCCGTACCCATTAATGATTTAAAGTTAAGTGTCTCACCAGTTTTACTAGCATACAAACCCGTACCTGTACCCAAGTTACTTGCTAAATTAGGTTCACCAGTACTTGTAAACTCAACATAGTTATTATCAATTGATTCATTAATAGTTAAGTTTGTACTTAATGACTTCAAAGATCTGAAATAATTTGTACAAACATTAGTTATTGGATCAATAATTTGTTCTTTAAATACTTGACCCGTTCCTGCTGCCGGTGTAGTTGGAGAATTTTCATTATCACAAAATGCTGGAGCAATCTTAAGATCTTTAATTTTAATTAATTTGACTGATTTATAAGGTATTGGTGAAGCAACACCAGTCATATCAGGTTGCTCATTTACACCAAGCACAATAACATCATCCGGGTTTGCGGCTTTAGTAAAAACCCCGCGTCTGATTAAACTTAGTATGTCAGTTAAAATATTCATAGTTATTATTTTTTAGATGAACCAGAATAAACCCAACCACCCATTTTATATGCTTGTTTTTTTGTTGAACCATCAGCATTAGACACATATCTCACAGCATTACCACCCTGTCTCATTTTTTTAATCATAGACCCCAGCATAGCATCATTTATTTCTCCTCCTTTTTTGCATAAAAGTTTTACTTTTTGTTTAGAAATTTTACTTTGTTGTAAACCTTGAGTTTTCATAGTTTTTTTCAATAATTTAAAGTAAGTGTAATAAAAAATAAATATACCCTTATTGTTTTATAATTATATTCTTCATTTATATCCATATAGTCCCAACCAAAAGCAAGCCTATTGTGAGGCCAATGAAACGCTATTTCTAATTCCCAATTATTCATTTTCCTTGCCCTTTATATGATTTTTTATAATTTTTTGATGTTTTTGACTTAGACATTTTTGCTTTAGAGTGTACACCCGGTCTACTTACTTTTTTAGTAGGTTTGAAATTTGTTAGTTGTGTTTTTGCTGCCATTAGTTTAAAATAATTTATATTCTACAAGTACTCCATATCGGTTATTAATATTTGGTATCCCTATATACTGAACACCAAAATTTACTTTTTTATATTCTAAAAGTAACCGTCCCGTAAACATGGGTATATTAAATGTAAAATTAGAACTTTGAATACCCGTATAACCATGAAATTGTGGTTTAGGCTTTATGTTTCTATATTCATTTAAAACACTCATATAATTTTTTTGTTCTTTAATAATAGCATCTTTTATTGTTATGGTATTTTCTAATTTTACAACTATTTTTTCAAAATTAGCAATTCTTTTATCTTGCTCTTTTGAAGTAATTTTTAAAAAGTCATATTTAACTAAATCAGTTACTACTGCTCTAGCTTGTCTTTCAGAAAGAATAACAACAGAATCTTTACTTTGGGTAATGTTCTGTGAAATAGCTTTGAAGACCACTAATAGGAAGGGAATCAATAATGCGTATTTTTTCATATTCTTTTTGTTTGATTATTTTAATTTTAGTTATTATAAGAGTATCAATAGTTTTTAAACTATCAACACTTTTTAATTCAGCACTTGCTTTTTTTTCTAAATCTTTAATTTTAGCTTCTAAAACATATGCCTTATTAAGCATTTCATTTTTTTTATGTTGATATGTAAACAAAGATATCAGCCAAATTATAATTAATATACTACCCAGCCATTGTTCTTTAAAAAACTTATATGATTTACATAAATCAACCATAATTATTTTTGTGATTTTACTTTAGCTTTTGGTTTGTAATATTTTTTTTTAGGTTTGCTAGGGATACCTTTAACAGCATCAACAACATCCTTGAGTTCTTCTTTTATTAATTGTTTCCTGTATTGAATTTCTTCTACAACTTCAATTGTTTTTTCATCAATCTCAGTTTTTGACCAGATCCAGTTCCATCCTTTCTCTAATGAGAAAGTCCATATTACATATAATACTTTTTTAAACATATTTTTACATTTTAGTTAATGATACTTACTAATAATATACACATTATAATTTGTATAGGCAAATATATAAAATTACCTTAAACATTCTTAAGTCTCTGATTCTCTTTCTCTAAGTACTCAACTTTAACGTGCAGCATGCTTACTTCTTTAGTAAGTGAGAGTATTTGATTTCTCATTAAGTCTTTTTCAATTGCACTATCAGTTAGTAATTGCTCAAGCCTTTTAACTCTATCTCTTAAATCATCTCTATACATATTTTGATCAGTTCTATCTTCACGTTCTAAATCAGTTCTTAACTTTATTTTTTTTTCATAAAATTTCCATGCTCCCGCAGAAAATAAAACAGTCATCATTGTGACTACTACTGTTGTTAAATTATCATATGATGTCATTGCTTCTTTTTTTTTGTTTTCTATAATATTTTGATGTCATTGATGTTAAGTTTAAAAAAGATATAATTAATGGTAAAAACCATAACCAATGAGAAGGATTGACCATTGTATCCCTAAATACAAACGCTAATAGTACAAAAATTGAAAATATAAATGAGGCGTAAGATAAAGTTTTTCTTACTTTAATTGGATGAGAGCAAGTTGCTTTGACCATAGCTAGACCCAATAAGATACTTGGGATTATGATAAATAAGTTACAAGAGAACTCAAAGCACCATATAACTGGTAGTATGATAAGCCAAATTATACCAATGAGAATTTCCATTGGTTCAGTATCATAGTAACTGAAAATATTAACTAATCTCTTTTTCATTATACATATATATATCTTATATTTGCCAAAGGTATTTTCCTGACTATATATAATATACAAAAATAATTTTACAAATTAACTTTTTAAACCAAAAAATTCATTATGAATAAAATTAACCCTTTAATCTTTAGAAACAGATTTAATATAGAGTTTCTACCAACAGAACCAATACTTGGTCTTAAACTTATTAATTGCCGAGTATTATGTGAAGATGATATTTACCGTCTTGTTTCAGGTATAGAAATAGGCTTTATTTTCTTTACATTTAGTTATGCAAATATGCATAATAATAGCTAAAAATTTAGTAAATTATATATACTCAAGTTCACTTAAGAACTTTAAAATTCAAAAAATTATTATGAACAAAAACATCTTTTTACCACGGGTAAATATTTTACCCTATGAATACCCATCTTTATTAGCATACAAAGATGCAATCAGACATTCTTATTGGATAGACACAGAATTTAATTTTACTGAAGATATTCAAGATTATAAAATCACAATAAGCAGTAAAGAAAGATCTGTAATTAAAAAAACAATGTTGTCAATTGCTCAAATTGAAGTCAATGTTAAAACCTTTTGGGCAGACATGTACAAAAGAATGCCAATCACTGAAATAGGTGATGTAGGTATGACATTTGCAGAATCAGAAGTAAGACACAAAGATGCATATGCAAGACTCTTAAGAATATTAGGTTTAGAGAAAGAGTTTGAAACTGTTATTAATGTGCCGGCCATTGCAGGTAGAATTCAATATTTAAAAAAGTATCTAGATGGAACCCGTAGCAAAGACAATAAAATGTATACTAAATCTGTATTATTATTTTCATTGTTTATTGAGCATGTCAGCTTATTTAGTCAGTTTCTTATTATGATGTCTTTTAACAAAGAGAAAAACTTATTTAAAGGTATTTCAAATGTGGTTGAAGCAACTTCAAAAGAAGAAGAGATCCATGGAAACTTTGGTGCTGAAATAATCAACATTATTAAAAAAGAAAATCCTGAATGGTTTGACAAAGAATTTGAAGATATTATTTATTCAGCTTGTATGAAAGCATATAATGCTGAGTGTGACATATTAAATTGGATTTTTGAGAAGGGTGAGTTAGAGTTTTTATCTAAAGCCACCATTGAGAATTTTATTAAAAACAGGTTTAACAATTCCCTTGAAAAAATAGGAATGAAAACCATATTCAATGTTGATGCTGAATTATTAGCTACAACAAAATGGTTTGATGTGGAAATTCTTTCAACTAAAGAAGGAGACTTCTTTTACAAAAAACAAATAGATTACAACAAAAAATCAAAAGCTATAACAGCTGATGACTTATTTTAAAACAAAAAAATATCAAAATGAAAATATGGCATATAAGTGATGCACAATTCTCAAATGGTTCTGTGGTTACTGATGGTAAGTTTGGTAAATTGAGCAGTAATGGAAATGTATTTGAAATTATATAAATAAATTAAATTAAAGAATGGAAAGAAAAAAGTATTATTGGCTTAATGAAGATAGCCGTACATTTTTATCAAGGGGTTATATTAATGAAACCCCTGAACAACGTATACATGATATTGCAGTAATAGCTGAGAAATATCTAAATATTCAAGGCTTTGCTAAAAAGTTTGAAGATTATATGGCCAGAGGTTTTTATAGTTTGTCCACCCCGGTGTGGATTAACTTTGGTAAACAAAAAGGTCTACCTATTAGTTGCTATGGTTCTAATGTAGATGACAATCTTGATAGTATATTAAATGCAGGCCGTGAAATTGGAATGATGTCTAAGTATGGGGGAGGAACTTCTGTATACTTAGGAAATATTAGATCAAGAGGTACAGCAATAACAACTGGCGGAACTGCAGATGGGCCCGTACATTATGCTAGAATTTATGATACAGTTGTTGATGTATGTAAACAATCAGAAGCAAGAAGAGGCGCATGTGCTGCATGGTTACCTGTTGAGCATTCAGATATACTTGAGTTCTTAGAAATAGGAGGAGAAGGAAATCCAATTCAAAATTTACAGTTTGGTATTACAGTTACTGATAAATGGATTGAAGAAATGAAAGCTGGTGATTCTGAAAAACGTAAAATATGGGCCAAGATACTTCAGAAAAGAAATGAGTTTGGTTTTCCATATATTATGTTTAAAGATAACACCAACAATAATTCTCCGTATAAGGAATTAGGACTTGACATTACGGCAAGTAATTTATGTTCAGAAATTCAGTTACCAACAGATTCATTTAATTCATTTGTATGTTGTTTAGGTAGTATTAATCTTTTGCACTGGAATGAAATTGTTGAAACAGATGCTATTGAAACTTATACTTTGTTTTTAAACGCGGTAATTGATGAGTTTATTAATAAATCTGTAGCAATGCCCGGAATGTCTAGGGCTCATAGTTTTGCAAAAGAACATAGAGCAATTGGGGTAGGCGTTCTTGGATGGCATTCATATTTACAATCTCAACTTATTGAGTTTGAATCAATGGAAGCTAAGTTTTTAAATTCACAAATTTTTAAAATACTTAAAGATAGAACTGAAGCTGCCTCAAGAGAACTATGTGAAATTGGTAATGTAAAGTCAATTAGACCGGGGTATGCTAATACCACATTAATTGCAATTGCTCCAACTAAAAGTAGTTCATTTATACATGGTCAGGTGAGTATGGGAATTGAGCCAATCAAATCTAATTACTTTATTAAAGATTTGGCTAAGTCTAAGACCATCTATAAGAATCCTTTCTTAGAATGTGAATTAGATAAATATGATATGAATAATGATAAAACCTGGGACAGTATTTTAAAGAAGGACGGATCAGTTCAACATTTAGATTTTCCTACTAAAGCAGTATTTAAATCATTTATTGAGATCAGCCCCAAAGAGATTATCATCCAAGCGGGTCAAAGACAAAAGTTTATTGATCAATCTCAGTCATTAAACATTATGATTCACCCGTCTGTACCGGCTAAAGATATTAATCAGTTATATTTATTTGCACATGAAACAGGAGTTAAAACTCTTTACTATCAGTTTAGTCAGAGTTCAGCACAAGCATTCTCAAGAAATATTCTTGAATGTGCAAGTTGTGAAGGATAAAAAATCAACCTGTAGGTTTATTTAATGTATGTTAAAGCCATCACTAAGCCCTTTTTTAAGGTTTAATGATGGCTTTTCCATTCATTATATACTTCTCCATATAATTATAGCAAAATTGCATATCGCAATATGTATTTGCATATAATTACTTAATGTAAAAGTCTTGTGCTTTAATCATATTATCCCATTTTTGAATTGAATATAAAATAGGAACAACATCAGCCCAGTTTTTATACACTTTTAATTTACCTTTATTTGGTTTAGTTTGATATACATAATCTTTATCAGCATAGAATGCATCTTTACCTTTATATAAATAACCTAATGGTGTCATATAAGTTAATGATAAAGCTTCACCTAATTCACCCAATGTTCTTGTAGTTGCAATTGGAGATTTAAATAATGCATACTGTTGTTTTAAACCTTCGGGTAATGGTGTAAATAATACCATTTCTTTATAAGTTCTATCACCCTGAAGTCTTACAAGATTTTTTAATCTTTTTGTTAATTCTTCATCATCATCATCAGCGGAAAGTATACCCGATAGTAATGAATTTAATACAAGAACACTCATCATAATGCCCAGTTCAGCTGTTGTTCTATAAAAACCGCTAAGTTTATCTTCAGCTCTTTGATCTAGATTTCCACCTTCACCTGTAAAGCCATAAGCTTCTTTAAAGCTTTCATGATACTTAGTAGGATTAATACTGAAATTACCACGGACAATCTCACCTTTAGCATGATTTAAAAATTTAAAGAAAGATCTATATCTACCTTCAATCCATCCTAAATTTTGATCAAAGTATTCTCTTCTAAATCTAGATCTAATTGCAGGTGCAACCCACTTATGAAATTGTGTTGCTAAGTTTCCAAGAGTGTGTCCTTGAATAACCATTCTATCATCTTTTGCATAGTTACCGTGGATCTGCTTATTGACTGATTTTATTTGATTTGTTAAATCATATCTAAATTGATCAGTATATGGTTGCTCACTTCCATTTTTATTTACAATAGTATCATACCCTGGAATTAATTCATTTTTATGTGTTTGTGCATTATATTGAAATGCATCATAAAAAGATAATGTTTCACCAGTACTACTATTTTTTATTGTAATATCCATAAGCATGGCTATACCAACTTTACTTTGTACATTATATTCAGCAGCATCTTGCATTACATAACCCCATTCTTTAAATCTTGACCAAATAGATTTGCTATCAAACTCAGAAGTATTTTCACGGATATCTGAAGCTTCATCCATCATTCTAAACATGTCTACAAATGCTTCATATTTATTATTAGGTTTATCTGCATCATAATCAGATTTTTTTAATCCTGTTTTTCCTAATGTAGCAATATCAGCAAGATCAACTACAGCTGCACTTGTTCTTGTTAATAATCCAGAAATAGCTTGAATATTATATTCTTTAGATGCTCTAGCACCATTTTTTTTACTGAAATATCTGGCACCTAACAATTCAATATTATTGTTAATCCTACCCATAACATAGTTATTAAGGTTACCAAATGGGTTAAATGCTACATAAGCTAATGAAGACACGCCTATAAGTTCATCAGCAATTTTATCAATCATACCTTTTGTTGCAAGTTCATTGTCATAGTAAATCATTGACATGTATTTCTTAGCTCTTCTCAAAGCATTAGAATCAGAACCTTTAATTGTTCCTGCTTTTTTAAATTTACTATCAACTTTAGTTCCTGTAATTATTGCAGGATCTGCTGGAGTATAAGTTCTATTTTCAATAACTTTTACCATTGCAGTAAGAGTATCTTCAATTTCACCCATTACCTCATAATGTTCAGCCATAGCACTAAACTTAAGTAAGGCAGAAGTCATATCTTTATTAAGCTCACCTAATGAGGGTTGAGCTCTAAGTTGCGCTGCTGTACCATTAAGCAAAGCTAATTTTTTCTTATAAGCTTCAGGATTAATCAATCCTTTTTTCTTTTTATCTTTTAATGCCGTTATTTCTGTTTCAACATTAGCAAGATCTTCATCAACTCTTACTTTACCCGTATAGAATATAGGAAGTGAATTTACAAAGTTACCTTGTTCATCAAGTAAAACATTTTTCTGTGTTGCTGTTTCTTGAGTAAAATTCTTAATAGATCTAACAGTACCAGCAAACATTTTTGATACAATGTTTGGTTTATCTTTTAGACTATCTAAAATATTATTTTTAACAATAGGAACGCGTCCTGCCATTTGATCTTTAATGCCTTGCGGTAGTTTATTTAATAATTCAGTTTGATATTTTACAAACATGTTATAGAAGTTTCTTTGAGCAATAGTTAATGCATCTGTTTTATTAGGATCCATCAATGCTTTATACTTTTCACTACGCATGTCTTGACCAGATCCTGATATTTCTCTTGCTACTCTATATTGAACTTTTGGAAAACGTGCACTTTTTTCTTTTTCAACTGCACCTGTTGGTTCACCATTAACTTTTATAGCGTGAGTATATTTACTAAAGTTATAATACCTAGCTTCATAAACTGCATAATCTTTATCTGATATTCTAGGCTTTCTATACCAAGTACCGTATTGTTTATTTTTAGAAGGCACCCAATATTCATACTTATTTCTAGCTTTTTTAAACTCATCAGTATATCTATGATATTCACCATCAATTAATCTTCCATCTGCATCTACCGATTCAGCTTTAAAAAACTTACTAAATGCGGCTTTCTTTTTAGCTAACTCAATATTGTATTTAATATCTTCTGGTTTTGCTTTATCTAGATTACTTACGTCTCTGTATTTAAATGGATTATTATCAATTCCATAAAGTTCCTTTCTTAATGATTCTTGCATAGAATAATATTGTTGACCAATCTTTCGGATATAGAACCCTGTAAATTGACCATCCTTATCATACTCCAACATAAAATCATAAAGACTTTGAAGATCTTTATTTCCTGAAAGTTTTAGTAATTGATTACCAGCATTTCTAATTGAAAATTCTCTTTCTTCTATTCTATCTAAAAGTTTTTGTTTTTGACTCTTATATATTTTATCCATTACCGCAAGTATGGTATCCTTTTGAGTAGCCATATCTTGAACATTTAATGCATCCATTGCAATATCTGGAGCTATAACTAAAAGATCATCTAGCATATCTTCTGTAAAACCACTACCCTTACCACCCCAATCATTAGTTGATCTAGTTCTGATAACTTCTTTTACATAATCTGTAATAGCATCATTTATCAAACCTTCTTTACCATTAGTACCTAAAAGTTTATTCTGCTCAAGTTGCATCTGAAGAACCAACGTTCTTTGTGTAGCATTAAGTTCTTTAGAATCTTTAATTGAATACAAAGCTTCAAATGTACTTAGGAATCTATTAAAGTTTAATGCATATGTAATATACTCAGGTTTATTTATATTGGTAGGATCTTCAACATATGCAGTAAATTTTTGCATTTCATTTAAAGAAGCCCTTAACAAATTAGTATAAGTTTGAGATCTTGCTATTGGACCAGTATTTATATTACTTGCAATATATGCTAGTGTGCTTGCAATATCATCACGGGTTTGTTGTTTGGTTTTGTCTCTGTAAACATTATTCTTAAGTTTATCTAATGCCTCATTTTGCTCTACTAAAGCAACACTATAGTTTTCTAGTGCATCAAAAATAGTATTATACTCTGGATACTGTTGAGCTTCTATTGTATCAGCAATTTTTCCCATTGCGTCAACATCTTGATCACCACGGTATATAGCATCTTCTGCATTACCAATTGCTCTGTCAAGACTTTCTTTTTCTGTATTATTTATTACAGGTGGAACAATCATATCAACATATAATAAATTTTGAGATGGGGGATGTTCAACAATACCATATAAACTGAATTTATTTAGTGAATGTTCAACAATACCATCTAATCTAAACTTATTATTAAATACTTGTTCTTTCCCTTTACCGGTTATATCTACTTGTATATGGAATGTTTTTGCACCACCATCACCTTCATAAACAGTATAGCCCATATTCTCAAACATGCGTCTATAAAGATTTACTTGAAGATTATGTTGACCTTCTGTTGATAGTTTATTAACTCCATGGATTTTTTTAAGATCACTACCAAGATAAATCTTTGGTGAACCATCTGAATTTAAAATAGGATTTCCTTTTGCATCTAATGCAGGTACATCTTCTTTTAACTCATATTCTTTTAATTCATATTTAGTACCTTGAGTTCTGCCTGGTATTTTATTTTTTACTGCGTCAACAAAAGTTCTATCATAAATAGAATTTTTACTTGTTTTTAAATCAACAATTCTGATTTTACCATTCTTATCAATAACAACTAAGTCAGCTGTACCAGCAAGTTTTGTTGCTTCATCAAACACAACTACTTGTGAAATACCAACAGCTCCTTGAGGAATTAACTGAAAAATCTGTTCTTCCAACGTGTCAAACATTCTTCCAGCTATATCTTTATCAAAAACTTTCATTTGAGGAAATACATCATCAAATGATTGTTTAGATATTACTGCATCTAATAAAGCATCTACGTCATTACCAATGGTTAAGTTAAGTTGAACATCTTCTTCATTGGCTAATTGACCTTTGATTGCTGTAGTAACTGACTTATAAATTTCACGGTTAGTAATGTCTACATATGTATGATCTTCTTTATTAAGAACTACAATTGTATTAGCAGAAGCAGTGTTACTTAAGTTTGCAGACAATGAATCTATCTCTTCTTTTGAACTAATAGCAACATGAAATAACCTTTTAATTATTTCTTTTTGGATACTGTTAGATTTATCTAATGCTTTGTCTACTATCTTTTGTTTTTCAGGAGATAGTGAATATCTTACTTTAGCATTAGCCCTACTCTCTAGTTTAAAGCTTATATCCTCTGTATTTAAAAGTTTAGCAATATCACTAAATGTAGCTTTATTATTAATGTCTTTTACAGATATAGGTTTACCTGTCATGTATTCATTTAAATTATTGATAACTTCCATAAACCAATCTAATGCTTCTTGGATCCTATCCAAAAATCTTTTAGTTGGAGCTTTTTCATACTCATTATTAAAATGTCTAGACAATGCTTGAGTTACTATTTCAAGATCTCTTTCTAGTTGACTAAACTTTCTATTATTATTATAAGCTTCAGTAATAGACTGAACCATTTCAGGAAAGTTTATTTTAGCTTCTGCTAATAAACCATTAAACAATTTAGGATTATCCATTTTAATTGCGTCAGTGAAAGGGTGAAGCATTTCTTCAATAGCAGTTTCATCTGTTACTCTTCCTTTAACTAAGTAAGCAACATTATCTACATAAAAAGAATTTACATCTTTAAAGTTGACTTTACTTTTTTGCCATTGAGGTATAGAATTATAAAGAGCTTGTGCATCTGCAACACTAAGCATTTTAACTTGTATCTGTGGAAACATTCTCTTCAAATGCATAACAACGGCTAGAGCTCTAGGAGTATCCCAAGATCTAGATGATTCCAATATATCTTTTGGAGTAAAAACATTTTGATCTACTGTTACCTTATATGTTTTGTTGGTCTTTAAAATTGAAACAGCATCTAAAGGAATATTATTAGCCTCTAGATATCTCTCTATTTTTGTTTTATTATCTTGAACAACTGCTGGATCAGCAACTCTTTCAGTATAGAAAACATTTGGGTTTGAAGCATTAATAAGATTTAAACCAAATTCAGTATGAATAAGTTTTTTCTCCCTTAAGTTATTTAATAAACTCTCGGCAAAGCTTTTTTGTTTTAGTGCAAAAACAACTTTATTATATTTAGCAAATTGTTGTGCTTCAACTACAGTTGGAAAAATATCTGTATTGTTTGCATCTTGCCAACTATTAATAATATTATTTGTTGCAATTTCACTTTTATAAACTTCTTGTAAAGCCTTGTATTCTGCTGTATTTTTATTAGGACATCTTGCCATAGCTTATTATAAATTACATTGTTTTATTTGTTCAATAAATTCTTCTTGATTTGCATATATACCACTGTTATACATATCTATAAGATCCTCCAAAGATAACACATTATTATTTAATCTCAAGTTTTCTTTAGCTTGAGTATTTTTTTGAATGTTAGCATCCCAGAAATTTTCAATTGCTGAATAATCACTTTCTACTTCAGCAACAAACTCCTCATACAATTCTCTTTCAAGATCACTCATTGAATCAAGTAAGGTTGTTGCCATATCAGTTTTAGTATACTCACTAGTTTGTTGTGTTGGTTGTTCTATTTCTGAAAAAATATTCTTAATATCTTCTGAAGTAAATTTAAAAAAGCTAGATTTTACATCCACATCTTTTAAAGTATTTGGGTTATAGTAAGATGCGTCTGTTATTTCTCCATCTCTGTCTATTACCATAGTGTAGTCTTTTCCTTTATAATTTAAATTTAAAGAATATATTCCATCATCAATTTTATCATAGACTTCATTTACTACTTTAACCTCACTAGTTTGTTCTGTTAGTTTAACACTAGTAGATGGTTGAGTAACAAACTCTTTAAACCCACCTATATCTTGTTTATTACCTAATATGTGAATTTGTTCTGGTTTAAATACAATATAATCTGGACTTGATGATAGCTTAAGTTTTTCTTCTCCTTTAGGATAATAATTATTTTCTCTTGAGTCAATTACTCCATCCCCATTTTTAGATAATTCTTTAGTAGCTTGTTCTAATTCTTCTAATGAATCATAATCGTTTGAATTAAAATCTATTGGATTCTTAACATCAATTATACTAAAAGTAATTTCTCCAAAAATTTTACCGTAGTTAAAGTCTTTAGTAAAATAGAATCCTTTACCAGCACCTAGTACTTTATGATTTTTTCCAATAAAAACTTCTACAAATATTTCAGTAGGCTTTTTAGTCTTACTACCATGATAAACAATATCTTTTGTTTGGCTATCAGGAAATATAGTATCAAGATATTGAGAGTATTGTTCTTGTGTACCTATACTAGCTAATTCAGGATTAGATTCAAATAGTTCTAATACTCCTTCTTTAACCCCACTAGCTTGTTGTGTTGGTTGACTAACACTAGTAGATGGTTGAGCAGGTTGTTTTGGTTCTGCATTAAGCATTGCTTCTAATGCACTAATGTTTGCAATGTTATTACCATTAATGTTTACACCAAACTCATTTGCTTCAATATTAGCAGTTTCATCATTTAAAGCTTCTAATTGAATCATTTCAGCAGCTGATAATGCATAGTTTTCTGTTGCATCATATTGTATACTATCTACATATGCATCTTGACCAGTTGTT